TTCCGCTGCGGCTGCGGGCCGTGACCCGGCGCGAGTCGGCAACATTGCGGGCTTTGCTGCATCGCCTGGCCGGGCGCTTCACACCGTTTTGGCTGCCTTCCGGGCGTGCGGATTTGCAGCTCGTTGCGGACGTTGTTGATGGGGGAACCACGTTGCGCATTGCCGCCTGCGGGTGCGCGCGCATCGTTGCTTCGCCCTCGCGACGCGCCCTGGCCCTGCGCACAGGGGACGGGGAGTTGTTGTACCGGGGGCTGCTTGCGGCCCGGGATGTGGGCGGCGGCGTGGAGGAGCTGGAGCTGGACGAGGCCCTGCCAGCCCTGGGCAGGGAGGTGCTGGTTTCCTGGCTGCGCCGGGTGCGCCTGGATGCTGACCGGGTGGAGCTTTCCTTCACGCGGGCCGGAGCGTGCATCGCAAAAGTACGGGTCCGGGAGGTGACGGCATGAGCGCGGACGTGGAGGTCTACCGCTTTGAACTGAACGGTGAGGTGCGGCGTTTTACGAGCGCGGATGCGGCCCTGGAGTACGCCGGGGAGACTTATGAGCCTTTGGATGGTCTGCATCGTGATGATTTGGAGCAGACCGGGGAGTCCGCACGTTCGTCCCTGGTGGTGGAAATGCCGGCCACGGCGTTTCCTGCGTCGCTTTTTGCCGGGGGCGTGCCGGACGGAGTCGTTTTGCTGCGGCTGATGCAGCGTTCGTCCGGTGCATGGCGCATGATCTGGCGCGGGCGGGTGCTCTCCTGCGAGTATCAGGGCATTTTTGCCCGGTTACAGTGCGAGCCGTGGTTTACCTCCCTGAAGGCTCCGGGGCTGCGCCGGATGTTCACGCCGAGCTGCCCGCATGATTTTTGCGACTGGCATTGCGGACTGGATCCGACGGATTGGACCGTCACCGACCGGGTGGCCGCAGTGGACGGGACGTGGTTGCACCTGCCGCGGGCCGGGGAAATGGCGGAGGGCTCGCTTTGCGGAGGGGTGTTGCGGTTTGGCGGAGCGGCTCGGGAGGTCCTTGGGCATGCGGGCGCGGATTTGGAACTGATGCGTGCCCTCTCTGGATTGAAGGCCGGGGAGTACGTCAGCGTGCTGGCCGGGTGCGACAAGAGTACGACGACATGCGCCGCTCGCGGCAATCTGGCCAATCATGGGGGGTGGCCCAATATTCCCCATAAGGATCCGACCACGGGGGACCCTGTATTATGAGCGCTTGGTGGTGGATCGTGGCCTGGGTGGCCGTGGCCGTGTTGGGGTCGGTGTTGAATGGTGGGCAAAAGGCTGCCCAGGTCCGGCCGGAAACGGACATCGACGTTAGTACCGCTCCGGAAGGGCGTCATATTCCCGTGGTCTTCGGCACGCGGCTGATGACCGGGCCGAGCATCGTCTGGTGGGGAGATTTGCGTACCTCGGCCATTAAAAGCAGCGGGGGCAAAAAATGAATGTGCGGGTGCATGTTCGCCATATGCGGGCATTGGGATATTGCCTGAAAGGGTGCCGACGTTTTTACCGCGAGCATGGGCTGGACTGGGGCGCATGCTTGCGCGAGGGCACCAAGGCGGGCGAACTGGCCCGGCTGGGCGACGCCATGGCGGACCGCGCCGTGGCCTTGGCCGAGGCTGAGGCGGCTTCTGACGGGGACGGGGAGGGCGCGGCATGAGCGGCGGAGGCTCCAGCAAGAAAACCACGGTGGGGTATCGGTATTACTGGGGGGCGCAGGTGGTCATCGCCCATGCCGTGGACGCTGTGCTCGGGCTGCGCTTTGGCGAACAGTACGGCTGGACCGGAGAGCAGGACACTTCCGGCAGGATTCATGTTTCCGCTGCGAGTCTTTTTGGCGGGAAGGGCAGCCAGGGCGGAGTGTCCGGGGCTGTGGACGTCTGCATGGGCGAGGCGGATCAGCCCGTGAATGATTATCTGGCTTCGCGGATTTCCGGACCGGTTTCCGCTGCGCGGGGAGTGGCCTCTTTGGTGTTTCGGTCTTTTTATTGGGGCAACAATCCCTACATGCGCCAGATCGGGGTGCGGGTGCGGCGCATTTTGCGTTGTGGACGAGGACGGGGGCAATGGTATCCGGAACGGGCCGAGGTGGGGGCCGGGGACATGAACCCGGCGCATATTATCCGTGAGTGTCTGACCGATCCGGACTGGGGGCGGGGACTGCCCGAGAGCCTGCCGGACGAGACCGCTTTTCGTGCGGCTGCGGATACGCTTTTTGCCGAGGGATTCGGCCTTTCCGTGGTCTGGTCCTGCGCGTCCGGCATTGACGACTTCATCCAGAGCATTCTTGACTGCATTGATGCGGTGCTTTTTGAGGATCCGGAGAGCGGGGGCATTGGCCTGCGGCTTTTGCGCGACGATTATGACGCGGATGCATTGATCGAGTTGGGACCGGACGAGATTGTTCGTTGCGAAAAATTCGCCCGCCCGGCCTGGGGCGCTACCGTGACCGAGGTCAAGGTGGTCTGGCTGGACGAATTAAACCACGAACGGACGGTCTATGAGCGGGATCAGGCCGCTGCGGCCATGCAGGGAAACCAGGTTTCCGAGACATTGCGTTATCCCGGCATCAGTCGTGAAGAGCTTGCCCAGCATGTTTGCGGACGGGAGCTGCGCCAGCGTACCGGGAACCTGGCCCAGGTCACGTTGGTCTGCACGCGGGCTGCTGCGGGGCTGCGGCCCGGAGACGTATTTGCCTGGATTTGGCCGGAGTACGGCATCGTGCGCATGGCGTTGCGAGTGGTGCGCGTTGGGTATGGGGCGAACGCCGCCGGAGCCGTGCGGCTGGAATGCGTTGAGGACGTTTTTGGCGCGGGACAAACGCTTGTTTCCGCATCTGGGGGGTCGTGGTGGACCAGCCCGGTGAACGCGCCGCAGCCTGTGGCACATCAGCTCGTGCTGGAGGCGCCCTACCTGCACGTGGTGCAGGACCTGACCGGTGAAAACGAGGTCCTGCTTTCCGGATTCGGGATGGAATCCGGCGCATTGCTTGTGTTGGCGGTGCGTCCTGTGCCGGATGCGCTGGCTTTTCGGCTCTTGGTGGACGAAGGGGCCGGGTATGTGGATGTGATGCCGGGGGAGTGGAGCCCGGGCGCGGCCCTGGCCGTGGCCGCATCGCCCTGGGACGAGGAGCTGCATTTGGCGCATGGCGCGGACCTGGACGACGTGGCCCCGGGGCAGCTTGCCTTCCTGGGCGGGGGGCGCGAGGGGGAAATCGTCCTGGTGCAGGAACTTGCGGGCAGCGTCTTGCGTGTTTCCCGCGGGGTTCTGGATACTGTGCCTGCCGTGCACGCGGCCGGGGAGCGGGTGTTTTTCGACGGCGGGCGCAACCTGCCGAATCGCGAGTACGCCCTTGGCGAAGAACCGCGAATCAAGGTGCTGACCCGGACCGGGCGCGGTCTGCTGGACGAGGCGGCCGCACCGGAAGCACACGCGCTCATGCGCGGACGCGCGGGGCGGCCTTATGCCCCGGGGCGAGTGCGGCTGAACGGGGAAGCCTGGCCTGAGACCTTTGCCGGGGACCTGGAATTGCGCTGGGCGCATCGCAACCGTGTGCAGCAGACCGCCTACGTGCTCACGCAGGAGGAAGGGGACGTCACGCCCGAGGCGGGAACCACGTATACGGTGCGGGTTTACGGGACGGGAGGCGCTCTGCTGCGTGAGCAGGACGGCATTGAAGGAACGGATTGGACATACACGCGGGGCATGGAGATCAGCGATGCCGGGGCACTTCAGGAACGGCTGCGGGTGGAGATCCTGGCCGTGCGGGAGGGACGCGAAAGCTGGCAGGCACAGGAGCGGAGCGTGGCGCGGCGGGGTTGGGGATTTTTGTACGACAGAGCATTCAATGGATAGCGGGAGGCGCAGATGGCGGTAGCGAGCGGCCCCAACCTCGGGTTGGTGCATGGCTGGGAGAACGGGGCCTCGGGCTGGGGAGCGGATGTGAACGCGGATTTGCGTCTGCTGGACGCGCTCACGCAGCTGGCTGTGCTGGACAGGGATTTATCTGCGCCGCCGGAGGAACCAGCGGACGGGGCGCGGTATCTTGTGGCCAGTGGAGAGGG